GGAAGTCAGCGAAGCTTAAAGCCTGCCCTCGGCGAATAATTAACAAGCCTTGGCCGGCCAAAACCTTTAATATATTTGGCTATATAGAACAAAAAAAGCTTGACAAAACATATTTCTCTCTTGTATAGGGTAAGCAAGGGAGTATTTATGACTGCAAAAGTCACGCCTGTAAGCTTTCCACGTACATTTTCTGATATCGGAAAGGCAATCGCCGATCTTCCAGATGAGGTAGTTCAACACTTATCTTTTTCACTTAGCAAACCAATTGCAGGAGAATCTATTGGCGGCGGAAAACCCGATGTTGATGAAGACGGTTTTCCTCTTTTGTCCGGTTTAACGGATTATACTTCATTTCATGTTCTTCAGCAGAGATGCTGGTCTAAGTTTGTTCGTAACCCACAAATAAATTCCTATGTTCGAGATTACGCCGGAAACTTAACAGGCTTTGGTTTCGAAACTACTTCACACATCCCTGAGATTAATGATGTTTTGGATTTAATCTCCGAGGATCCAAGGAACAATCTGCTTATAAACATGACCAAGTATGTTGCTCGGGCCGAGATTGAGGGGGAGCTATTTCTGCCATTAACTTTACACAAAGATGGTTTTGTTGAGGTAGATTTTGCTGATCCTTCATCCTTGAAAGGTGGGGGAGATAAGAACAGCGGAATTATTTTTCATCCAAAAAAGCCCACAATGCCTCTGTTGTACCTCTTTGAAGTACCCGCAGCGCAGGGCACCGAGATTCATGCCTACCCATCTATCTACCTGGCTTATTACCCACAACTTTGGGATAAAGTTAATGGGCATAAGAATCTTTCAGGGAAGAAGATTGTATATCCAAAGAAATCCGGGAAGCCATATTCTCAGTTTGGTGGTTTTTGCTCATTTGTTGTTTCTTGGAATAAAGGCTTTTTAACACCACGCAACGTTTCTCATATTAGGACTACTTTAGAGTGGTTGACCTACTATGAGGATCTTAAAAAATATGAAATAGACCATAAGAAATCGTCAGGAGCTTATTTGTGGATAATCACGTTTGAAGATATCAAGGCATTTAGAGCATGGGTAAGCTTGTCTGATGAAGAGAGGGCCTCTTGTGGATTGATGGAGGCCAAAACGCCTGGTGGTACACTGATGGTTCCTCCAGGGACCAAAGTTTCGTGTGTAAATCCACAGCTTGCTTCTATTTCAGGTACGGATACAGATATTCTTCGTATGGTGGTGTCTGGACTGAACCGCCCCGAAGATATGGTGACGGGCGTAACCTCGGGGAGTACCTTTGCTGGAATTAAGGCTTCCAGAGGCCCACAGGCTGATAGGACTCGGGATGAGATTGCATACTTCGACCGGTTTTTAATATACGAGTTTTGGAGGGCAATCTTCTTTTTGCATTCGGCGGCAACTGGTATGCGGAATACGTTTAGGGTACAGGAAGTCGTTGGGTTTGATAAAAAGAAAGAGCCATTAACTAGGTGGGTTAAGAAGCCTGCTCATAAGCTTATTTCAATTGGGTTCCCGACTTCTGAGATCTCAGATACTGAGAGTACGGCTAAGGGTCTTCTCGGAGTTAAGCATGGGTCGGTAGTTGATACTTTGGGAATTCCGAGGGAGAATGTGGCCAGGAAAATGGGCTTTAGTGGGTACCGGAGACTTCGCTATCAAGCAGCGGAGGAGGAGATGGATCTTCCTGAGTTGATTTTAACTGAAGATGACGATTCTGTTCAGGAAAAGAAACTTGAGCCCAAAAAGGATCCCAAAGTTAGAGAGGAGAAGAAGTAATGTCTCAGAAAGTGATTGATAAAAATAAGCACTCCGAAAGTATTCAGATAGATCCTAACGCTTTGCACATTATGGACCCCTTAGATTGTGGCTTTGAGTTTGCAGAAGCCAAAGAAGGGGTGCCTCGCACGTTTAGGATGGTGGGGTATTCCGGAAAAGTAATAAAGGGTCATTGGTGGTGGGGCAACCTTGCCATTGATTTGGAAGGTATACGATTTAGTAAGCCAAAATTTCCAATTTTGCGGGATCATGATACAAATAGAGAAATGGCTTTTTCTAAGAAGCCCCAGGTTTCAAACGAAGAAGGTCTTGTGTTTACTGAAAAGGAAGTCACGTTTTTGGAGACGGATGAGGCTGCTGACTTTCTTTCTAATTCAAAAGCAGGGTTTCCTTATCAGGCCTCTATTTCTGGTAGGCCTAGTGTAGTTGAGCAAATTGAGGAGGGTGAATCTGTTACTGTGAATGGGCATACTCTCAAAGGTCCAGGAACTGTATGGCGAAAAACAGAGTTTAAAGAGTGCTCTATATGTGTATTCGGATATGATGATCAAACCACGGCGCAGGCTTTTTCATCGAGCGGACAGCACGTTAACATAGAAGTAGAAAGTATCAGGTCGGGTCATAACCAACAAATCGACAACATGGAGGTATCCAATATGGATTTGATTAAATTGAAAGAAGAATCTCCAAAGGAGTATGAGTCCCTTATGGCTCAGGTGGCGGAGGCCAATAAAGCCGAAACTACTAAAGCTATAGAAGTTGCACTATCAGATGCAGCCGGGGAGTTCAAAACTCAGTTGGATGAGAAGGATTCACAAATTACTTCTCTTATTACAGAAAAGGACGGTCTTTCTGAAAGTCTTTCTGACGTTGAAAGGCGGTGTCTTTCTTTGGAAAAGAAGGATGCTCTTCGGGAAGAGTCTGATATCGAAGCTCAGGTGGCATCTATATGGGCAACGGCTTTAGCCAAAAGTGGGCTGCCCGCATGGTTGTATCCAAAAGTTGAAAAGCAAGTCACCAGGAATAAGTTCATGGCTGACGGTGTTTTTGACAAAACTGCATTTGTTGAGGCAGTCAACACCGAGATCGCTGATTGGGAAACCAAGAGTGGTCAAGAAGAGGTTGAGGGCTTTGGCATCACAGTTAGAGACTCTGAAGGTCATTCCAGGCCTGAGCAGATGGTTTCTGACACAATCGTTGATAGAATGTTGGGTTACGTGGGGCAGGTTTCCCAGGCAGCTCATTAAAGTAGTTCAGTATTATAGGAGGTAAATCTTATGGCAAGTGGAGCTATTGGAGGAAGCACTCCTCAATTGAATAGGGGGCCAGAAGTACCAGGATACAAGGCTCTATACTTTTCAATTCGGGAAATTGCTCTCATAAAAGATAAAACATGTCAGCCTGGGTACGGTGTACTCAGAGCTGGGACTATTATGGCTGAGAATATTTCAGCGGCTGGTGGAAAGGGGCTATTAGTTCCTTGTGCCACAACTCTTTTCGCTGTGGGGGATGTTGGCAGGGCTTTTGCTCTGGTCGATGTTGCCACCGGCGTGGACGTTATTAACGTGACCATGGAAGATTCCTACAAGTTTAAGGTGGGGGACGACCTGATTTTGGCAAACAACGATGGTGGTGGTGAGTATGGAAATGGTGCAGCAATTATATCGATTGATCGTACCACCATGCCCCATTATGCGATCATTACCTTTACAACCGGAATTGCCACAGCCAATAACACAGTGGCGAAAGCCTGTTGTTGTTATGTTGAGGCTGGGGCTGCTACCAAGTTGTCCACAGCCAAATACATCTTGGACAAAGATGTTGATACCGGTGTTGGTGTGGATGCTCAGGGAGCAAATGTACCTGTACTTATAAGTAACGCCATTCTTTATACAAACTCCCTGGTTAACTTTGATGCGGCTGCCAAAACTGCCCTTGGGACAGTGGATGATGGTCAGCACACAATTCTGAAATAAGGAGGTGCCAAATGAAAGGTACGGCTGGTATACCGGCTCTTGAGCTGGTAACACTAAACAAATTAATCAGTAAGTTTGACAGGGCGCCTTCCATGTTCTTCTCAAGCTTATTTCCGACACAGCAGTATGACTCTGACACCATAAAGTGGGAGTTGGAGTATGGCTCTGCGGGCATGACCCCATTTGTAGCACCAGGTTCGGTGGCTCCTGTAGTTGGGCTGGACGGTGTTGGGGAAGCAAGTGCGAAGGCTGCTTATTGGAAGGAAAAGATGTACTTTGATGAGGAGTTTCTTAACAATCTTCGGGAGCCCGGAACGTGGGCTACGTACCAAACAGCAGAAAGAAAGCTGTCCCGTGGAGCAAGAAAGCTTCGTTATCGAGTAGATCGCAGACGTGAGTGGATGAGCTGTAAGATGCTGCTGGACGGTGCCATTTCTTATACCCAAAAGGGTGGAACCAAAATCAGTATCAGTTATGGAATTCCCGCTTCGCATATGGTTACTTTAACTGGTAATGATTGTTGGAACGTTACCCACGCAGATTCAGTTCCTGTTGAGGATGTCTATGACGGAAAGACGGTTGTTTCCGAGGATTCCTTATCACAGGTTAACCACGCTGTGCTTAACAGTTCACTGTTGAAAGTTCTGCTTATGAAGGGAACGATTCAAGCCTTGCTTGCCAAGAGTTCATTTGGCGATGGTGATCTCTTCAAGAATCCTGCCCAAGTTATTGGAACTCTTTTGGGTGTTGGGCCACTGACAGTCTATGATGAAATGTTCGAAATCACAGGTTGGCTTACCACTGCTGTAGCTGCTGGTGGAGGTGCTAGTTATGCATGTTATGTTGATGATGCTTCTGACTTTGAGGTGGGCGGAACCGCTCGCTTTGTAGATATGAGTGAAGTCAATGTTTGGGAGGATGAGGTCATAGAGGCTGTGGATGTAGCAGCTGGAACTGTTACAGTGGTAGCTGGCCCAGCTTTGGCTTTCAAAGCCGGTGAAGATAAGATCATTATGAGGAAGAAATTTATTCCAGACAACGTGTTTTTCATGTTTGCTGATAATGCAGAAGGTGAACCCATAGCTGAGTTCATGGAAGCTCCTCATGGTCTTGGTCGTAATTGGGGGCAATTTGCTGACACGAAGGACCAGTGGGATCCGAGCGGTGTGTACATGCGTATCTGCGATAAAGGACTACCCGTACTTTATCATCCGGATACGACTTACAAAATAACTGTTTTTTAGGAGGCAAAGTAATAATATACTATGGGGGAGCCCTTATGGGCTCCTTCATTTCATAAGGAGTTCAACTGAATGAAAGTTAAAACAACTTGCACTATAAAAGGCACAGGTATTGGGGTAATTTCTATGGGGACCGTTTTTGAAGGAACGGAAGAAACACTCCCCAGTTGGATCCTTCCGGAACTGGCATTAAATCGAGGCATTCTTGAAGTTTTGCCCGAGCCAAAGAGGGCGGTAAGTAGGCCAAAGGCTATTAAGCCCAAGAAGGAAGCTTTGAAGAAGAAAGAATTTAGTAAAAAACCCGATACATTGAGGGAGAAACTAACAAAGACGGAGAAGTAGTATGGCCATTCAAGATCTTGACGACTTCACTGACCAGGTATCTGTTGAGTTGGGCAGTCTCGCTTCTAGTGTTGGAGTTGATGCTTTTGATTCAGCCAGTGAGAAAACATACAATGAGGTTCAGTGGTCTTATCCAATTACTGATCCATTTAAATCGTTCTGGTTCTTAGAGCGGGGCAAGCGACATTTACTCCAGATCTTTCTGATCGAAGCTGCCCACAAATTTAGGTACAAACAGATATCTCTCAATCAAAGATTTGACCATTATCTTTTATTAATAAAGAAAATGGACGAGGACTTTCTTCGTGCGACTGAGGAAAATCCCGAAGCATTCCCGGCCTCAGTCGGTGGTGTTTCCTTCCCATATTATATTGCAAATACATTTACTTATGACTTTCTTGGGCGGAGTTTGGGAACATGAGTATAGGGCCGGATTTAGCAGAAGTTCTTAAGGAAGTAGGAACTTCGATTAAGATTTATAAGCCCAGTGGAACGGAGGTTCTTGGAGAGTATCTTGATTTTGATATAAACCGCCAAGTAACGAAACCCTTTATCCGAGAGTTTTTTGTAGAGGCCTCTTTTTCTTATGTCACACAGGTTGTTTGTGGTGATGTTATCGAGTTTCTTACAGATGGCCGAAAATTCTTGGTTATGAACTTGACTGCTGAATTCTTTGAGAACCAAATTATTAATAATAACGCTGTTTTGTATAAGTGTAATGAGGTGGTCACGATAAAGCGGCCTACGAAGGGAGCTTGGAATGCAGACTACGAGAGACAGATCTCTTGGTTGGATGTAACTGTTGATGTCCCAATCCTTTTGACCGAACGTTTTTTTGGTACTGGTTTGGGAGCTGTTAGCCCACAAGATTTTATGGAGTACGACATCTTGGATAATCAGATATATATATCTGGCTACTATGGTGTGAAGCCTTTAGATAGAGTTTGGCTGTCAAATACAGAATTTTTTCAGGTTGATTTTGTTGAAAAGCGAAAGTTTGACGGGGTTTGGTCCTGCGTTTTATCTGGGGATACTCGAGGAGGAATTGATGTGGATGTGGGTCTTTTTGATGGTAAGGTGGTGGTTGTTTAATGAAAAAGTTGACTCGGGAAGGGAAGGTTCGGATTAGTAAACAGTTGACGAAAGAGAATTATGCTCAAGGGGGTCATACTGTTTATGTACACGGTGATGAGCCTACAGTAATAATTGTGCAGGGTCGGGATGCTATTCTTCCTTCGGGTAGCAGACTGCCTGTTCCTGAAGAGTGGTGGGTGTGATGTGGAGAAAGACTAAAGTTCCTACATCTGGTCGGCTGCTTACTTTGGGCCGAGAGGGTCTTGGGCAGTTTGTGAGTGAGATTACCGCCTTCGAACAAATGATTGGGTACTCTAAGCACCATTTTGCGTCGTTTGCTGATAATAGGTGTGATGGTGTAAAGGGCGGTGCCAGATTTACGGCTTCTGTTTGTAAGTTGGTTGTGGGGATGATTAAAGAAAACATTTCTATTGGTGGAGCAGGTCTTCCAGTGCAGTGGCCAGACTTGAGTACTGATTATGAAATAGCGAAAGAAAAATATGTTGGGGGTCTGGGTCAATGGCGTTTAACGGATAAGATTATTAGTAGCATAGGTGTTCAGAAGCGGTGGGGTGAAGCGGGCCGTAGCGTGGGTATTTATGGTAATAAGTATATCCCAAAAATAGGTTTTGCAGCTATGCGTGGGGGAAAACCTTCCGGAACCATTAGGCCTTCTACTTATGCCTTTTGGAACGAATTTGGAACTGATAAAACCAAGTACTCTGGAGGCCAACCCCCAAGGCCTGTTTTTATTCCTACTTTTCAACAGTTTGCTCGTAAATATTTACCTGGTTTGGCTGATGCAATCTCCGAATCTCTTGATGAAGATTTTGAAAGACTAAAGAAAAATATTTACAAAAAGGGCGGGAAGCACATTGGTGGGGGTGTTGGTGGTAAACTTACTACAGGACACCAGAAACCAGGTCAGCTGGAGTTTCGTCCAGATGCCATTCTTGGAGAGGTTAAAGTTGAGAGGCCAATGGGAGCAAAA